TTGAACCTATGGAAGCATAACGGTGCGGAATTCGTGGTTCTTTATTTAAAAGAAGCCACTAGAATCGTGCAACATTATGTGTCCGGGTTACCGACCTCCTCTCCCTCAGGGGGAGTGCTGGTTCGGGTCGATGGGTCAGGCATACCTATGATAATCCCTGGGCCGCTACGAATTCTTATCCGTAGACGTTCCGAGGACATCATCAGAGGTGTGCTGACTAGTATAACACTTTATCGAGTTATCCGTTCTTCTCCTAAACTGAAAGTGGATCCGTTAGTTGATCCGTTTAAGGGGATGTCCCCTCGTCTTCCTGATAAGGAAGTCAGTCAGATTTGGGAGAAGCGGTTCTCGAAGTTCGATTTTATGTTAAATGAAGCGGAGCTACTAGCTTCAGTATCCGCTGGTCCTAACCATAAACTAGCCCTGGTTTCTCTATTAGGTGATGCAATCGCTTTACGCGAAAACCCTCACCTGATAGAGGCCCTGGGGGTGCTTTGTGGGAAGGTACCAGGAGGACCCGATATCTTAGACCAACTGATGAACTTGGATGTTCAAGAGTTGACCAAACTTCAAGAATTGAGTTGCCTTCCCAAAACCGTGAGGCTCGGGAAGCTTGCAACAAAGCTTGAAGCCGCAGGAAAGGTAAGACTGTTTGCTATCACAGATGGTTTTACCCAAGCTGTGTTGAAGCCCGTTCACGATTCAATCATGAACGTTCTTCGACAGTTACCTGAGGACGGAACGTTTAACCAGGGCGCCCCAATCGAAAGATTGAGAGACCTGGCTCGTAATCGTCCTTGGTACTCCTTCGATCTGACCTCTGCCACAGATCGTCTCCCTATCGAGTTCCAGACACAGATCGTAACATTGATCTGGGGTCCGGAATTCGCCCAAGCCTGAAAGGTCTTACTAACCGATCGGGATTGGTATTTAGGGGAGACGCCTGTGCGTTATGCAGTAGGTCAGCCGATGGGAGCTTACTCTTCCTGGGGGATGCTAGCTCTCAGTCATCATTTCATAGTCCAGTTGGCTGCAAGGCGATCAGGATGAAAGTTCTGATTTCCGTACTACGCCTTATTAGGGGATGACATTGTCATCGCCGATGAGGCAGTATCAAACAGCTACACTGTGATCATGGAAGACCTGGGAGTTGACATTAATATGTCAAAA